ATCGGGGTTGAGGTTGAGATGAACAACATCACCCGCAAGGCTGCCGCAAAGCTCGCCGCCGAGTTCTTCGGCACCAACCGCACCGAGTACACAGGCAGCCGCAACGGCTACGAAACCTACAGCGCATGGGACGCACAGGGCAGAGAGTGGAAGTTCCAGAAGGACGTCAGCATCGCAGGCCCCGACAGCGAAAAGTGTGAACTGGTCACACCGATCCTGACCTACGCAGACATCGAAACCCTGCAGGAGCTGATCCGCCGCCTTCGCAAGGCGGGCGCAAAGAGCGACTACACAAGAGGATGCGGAGTTCACATTCACATCGGAGCGCAGGGACACACACCGCAGAGCCTCAGAAACCTCGCCAACATCATGGCAAGCCACGAAACGCTGATCGCCGAAGCAATCAAAGTTGACCGCAGCAGAATGAATCGCTACTGCAGAACGGTCGACCCGAGATTCCTTGACCAGCTCAACCGCAAAAAGCCCCGCACGATGGCACAGCTTGCGGACATCTGGTACAGCTCACAGGGATGCAGCTACGGCAGAACACACCACTACAACGACAGCCGCTACCACATGCTCAACCTGCACGCCACCTTCACAAAGGGTACGGTCGAGTTCAGACTTTTCCAGTTCGCACCGCCCTCCAACGGCAAGCAGAACGGACTTCACGCAGGCAAGCTCAAGAGCTACATTCAGCTTTGCCTCGCAATGAGCCAGATGGCAAAGGACCTCAGAAGCGCAAGCCCAAAGGAACAGCAGAAGGAAAACAAAAAGTTCGCAATGCGGACTTGGCTGATGAGAATGGGCTTTATCGGAAGCGAATTCGAGACCGCAAGGGAAACGCTTACCGAAAACCTTACAGGCGACAACGCATTCCGCTTCGGCAGACCTTGACGGGTCTGCCCTGCGGGGCGGATTCAAAACGGAACGGCACGGCGGCGCACACAGCGCCCACGTCGTCCCGTGTGGGGCGGAATGGGTATCCTCCGATTCGATATCCACCTCAGTCAACCGCGCCACACAACGCGACACGGCGCAAATGCCGGGGGCACAGGCTCTGTGTGGGCAAGGCATAAAATGAACAACAAACCATGCAGGATCGCCCTGAATGATCTGTACATTTAGCCGCTTGCAATCAGTTCCGAAAAGAGTTAATATGTCACTACCGAAAGGAATACAACGCAAAGGAGTCCTGAACATGACCAGCAAAGAACATATCGACAGCCTGCGCCGCCACGGAGTCCGCCTGATCGGATGGGACGGCACGACCAAAGAGATCCCCGCCGACTTCCTTGAAACCACCACCAAATTCCTCAGCGAAAACGGCGCACGGAAGATCACCTACAGCATCAAGGTTCCCGAAACCGATGAGGAGATGCTCCTTGCAATCTGGGACAACGGCTACGCAGAATCCGGCAGCGCCGATGAGATTCTCAGCCACACAGAGCGAAACGATGAATGACCGCCTGCCGCCTTCGGGCGGCACACCAAAAACTACATAGGAGGAATCCAAATGAAAGAACGAGTAACCGAAACACGCACTTGTCCGAAATGCGGACGCACCTACACCGAGCGACCTGCACTTTCCCGATACGACAACGATACACTGATCTGTCCCGACTGTGGCACGAGAGAAGCCCTCGAAACGATGGGCATCAGCATCGAGGAACAGGACAAGATCCTCGGAATCATCCATGACAAGTACATTCCCGAATAAGGGGCGCACAGCGGGCGGTGTGGGGCTTCACGGCTCTGCGCCGCTTGTTTGTTGGGCGGATTCCGGGCGCGACACGGCGCGTTTGTGCGCGTTCCGGCGGCTTGTGTATATGTACCTGTTCATACCGCTGAAAACGGCGATTCTTCTCCGATTTATTTTGCACATAGGCGTGGACTTTTCAGGCAAAAGGCGGTAATATGTGACACAACGGAAGGGCGGAACGCCCACCGAAATACAGAACACGGAGGAAACCACCATGAAAACCCTGAAGATCTACAATCCGCTGATCGCCCAGATTGCAAGCGAGAGCAACTGCTTCACCGCACCCGCCGAGGAGTATGCGGCAGAGCTTCTCGAGGCACTCGAGAACGATGACACCGACCTTGCCGAGTACGCCGACGACTACCACGGCGCAACCTACTACAAGAAGCTGCACAAGGTCACAATGAGCGCCGACTGGTACGGCGGACGCCTTTACGGATTGGCAACCTGCGAGGTGGACGATGACTGGACGGACGAAGACACCGCGCAGCTGAAGGAATACCTCAGTGGACAGTACAGCGACGGCTGGGGCGAGGGCTTTGAACAGAGAGAAGTTTACAGCTACACGGAGACCGAGACCAGCGAGGAGTACGATGAGGAAGCAGACGAATACTACGAAAGCGAATGGGATGTACGCTATGATGTTTACATTTCTTTCTGGCAGGACAAAAACTTCAGGTTGATGACCGAGGCCGAACTGAAAGCCTGACGGAAACGGCGCAGCCCCTCCGGGGGCTGCATTCCGAAATGACTATGTGTACAATAAACCGCGCAGATACACCCGAAATGATCTGTACATTCAGCCGCTTGATATCGTGCGGAAACAGAGTTATAATGTCGCTACCGAAGGGAAAACCTCGGAATTACATTCTTTTGGAGGATACGAAAATGGCAGACTACAACATGAACGGCTTCAGGGTGCGCTTCCGCATCGCAGACTACGCTTCCGACCCGATGGTCATGGCGATCACCGCGACCGCAGAGGATGAAGAGTTTGATGCGGTGCTTTCGGTCAACATCGGCAGCAGCATCGGCAACGGCACACTGATCCCGCGCAACTGCACCTTCATCGACACCAACAACAATCCGACCGCGGAGGACTTTCTGCAGAGCATCGGCGCAAAGCAGTACGAACGCTTCGGAGAGCCGGTCTACGGATACAGCGGATTCTGCCGCTACCCGCTTTACGAATTTCCGGATGACCTTCTCAGAGAAATGGATGCGAACGGCTACGAAAAGCATTGCAAGAGCTACGGCGGTGCTTTCCTGATGGCGCAGCGCAGAATGAACGCTGAGATGTTCGGCGCAGACCTTTTCGGATAAGTCACGATCGGATACAGCCCCTTCGGGGGCTGTTCTTCTGCGAAGCATTATGTACAAGAAACCGCGCAGATATGCCCGAAATGATCTGTACATTCAGCCGCTTGATATCTTTAACGAAAAGAGTTATAGTGTGTACTACCGAAAGGCAGAACGCCTGCGGAATACCGAACTTGGAGGAAACGAACATGAGAGAAAATGCATATTTTGAGGAGCTGCGGTTCAAAGAGAAGAACAGTGCGGAGACCTACCTCTTTCATCACTACAGCGAGAGCCTCGACTACGGCTGCACGGTGTTCCGGCTCAGCAAGCTGCCGTTTTTCTGCCACATCGAGTTCATCGTGAACACGCTCCGCAAGGCGGGTATCACCTCGGTGGTCATCACAGAAGCTAACGAGCATCTTTTCAGTATTCTGAATGAGTTTGCACGGCTCGGCTGTTCCGGATTCGAGCCGGTCACCATCAGCAGATTTACGACATGGGATACACACCGCCAGAATGAGCGTGAGCATTTTGACGGTATCCGCATCACACTTTGACATTGAAAGGGGCAGGGCTTCGGCTCTGCCTCCTGCTTTTCTCAAATGTGTACATCTGACAATTTACAAGCCTGAAATCGGCAATTCTTCTACGATATATTTTGCACATAGGCGTGGACTTTTCAGGCAAAAGGCGGTAATATGTGACACAACGGAAGGCAGAGCGCCGACCGAATAACGAAAACGGAGGAAAAATACATGAGCACGAATTCAAGAATCGGCATCCTGCATGAGGACGGCACCACGGAAACAATCTACTGCCACTGGGACGGCTACCCGGAGCATCAGATGCCCATCCTCACCAAGCACTACGACACCGCCGAGAAGGTCAAGGCGCTGCTTGCACTCGGTGACATCAGCATCCTCGGCGAGCGCCTTGCCCCCGATGCTGACGAGCAGCACAGCTTCGAGAAGCCGGCGGAGGGCGTGACGGTCGCCTACCACCGCGACCGCAAGGAGCCGATGAGCCCGGCGGTCACCCACAAGAGCATCGTTTCTCTGATGCGTGCCGACTGGGGCATCCCTTACTACTACCTCTTCGATGAGCAGAAGGAACACTGGCTGCCGCCGACCGAGGACTGACAGGGCAGGCTTGCCCCACATTCGCCTGTGTGCGGTTTTCCTGCGGTAAGCGATAAACTTGCCCTATCGGAAAACCGCCCCACACAGCGCGTTCTGGCGCATTTGTGGGCATGGTGTAAAATGTACAAGAAACCGCGCAGATACGCCGATTTTGTTCTGTACATTTAGCCGCTTGCTTTCCGGGAGAGATCATGGTAATATGTGACACAACGGAAGGGCAGACAGCCCTCCGAATACAAAACACGGAGGTAACCACCATGACAAAGAAGGAAATGAAAGCCGCAGTTGACAAGCTGAAGATGCTGCAGAACGGCAAGGCAGCCCTTGAGGGAATGACCGAAACAGACTGCCTTGAGCTTTTCGGAATCAGCCGGGCGCAGGCGCTTGCAAACACCAACGCAGCCCTCGCCAAGACCGAGCAGGAGATCTTCAGAGCCGAGCATCCGCTGACCGGCATCGACAAGAAGCTCTTCGAGATCGCCGCCAAGCACATGGTCACAGTGCAGGAGCGCGGAGACCTTGAAGCCCGCCACTGCGACAGTGAGGACTTCATCGAGATCCCGGTCTGGGGGCTGGAAGCCGCACTCAAGGACGCCTACGAGGCAGGACGCAAGAGCAAATAAAAACGAACGGCACTGCCCTTCCTGAAATACGGAAGGGCGCATGCCGAAAAGGAGGTGAAACAGAATGATTGATCTTGAAAAAGTTAAATGGACACTATCGAATGAGGAACTGTATGCGATTGACTGGTTTGAGAAGCATGGCTTTTCGGGAAGCCTTGACAGGCAGTACATCAGCAAGAGCAAGTTCACCGTTACCAAAAATGGAGTAACTGACAAATTCGAGCTCCAGCTAGGAGTTGCCTATGATGTGGCTGCGTACATGGAACAGTATGGGCGTTCCTTCGAGCAGCTCTGCGAGCTGACGAGGCTTAGGGCTGAGATTGCTCGAAGGGCAGAATAAGCCGTCACGTTCACTTGTGTGGGGCTTTTCATGGCGGCAGCGGATAACTTGCCACTGCAGAAAACCGCCCCACACGTCGCGACTGTGCGCGTTCTGTGCGATGTACAATTCCGCTTGAATCATCGGCTCATCTTTGTCACATTTATTTTGCGGAAAGGCGTGGACTTTTCCCCGAAAAGACGGTAATATGTGCATACCGCAAGCGAAGCGGAATCAAAACCAAAGGAGCGAATCTACATGAAAATTCTGGTATGCGAACCCGGCAAGCACCCCTACGTCAAGGACATCGAACACACCCTTGAAAACCTTCAGGCGGAGGTGGACGGCTACATTCAGGCAATCTACCCCTTCGAGGAACAGGTCGGTGTGATCGTGAACGAGGAGGGGCTGTTCCGCGATGACCTCGCATGGAACAGAACGGTCGAGAAGTACGGACCAATCAAGGGAACTTTCTTCGTGTGCGGTCTGGGCTTCGAGGATTTCACTGGGCTGACCGATGAGCAGATTGAAAAGTACAAGGCAATCTTCTGGGAGCCGGAAATCTTCATCCCGACACCGAACGGCATGGTGGTGCTTCACATCATCGACTGAAAAACGGCGGGGCTGCCCTTCACCGGGCAGCCGAATGCCGAAAGGAGAAATTACATGGATATCAGTTACACCTTCGAGCAGATGGATCGTAAAATCTACGAACGCATAAGCAACGGTCAAAAATCAGACTACAGCCTTGGGGCAAGAAAAGCTCTGTGGAACTACAGGGATAGCAAGCGTCACAACAGCAGCGAATTTGAGGTCACCGACCTTCCGAGCGAGTCCGACATGGAGGATTTTCTCTCCACGCTACGCATCGCAAAAGTTACAACCTTCGTGGTCACTGCAAAAAGCACCGCACTGATCGAGGCGCTCCACCAGATGCGCAGACTCGGATGCACGGTCTACGGACTGGATACCATTACCCGCAACGATACGGAATACCACGTCATGGATGACTACGAGGTCGAAGGCATCCGCATTATGTTGTGAAATCATAAGGGCAGAGCTACGGTTCTGCCCCACCTCCGCACCGGTTTCCGGTGCTGTTTTTGTCCGTCATAATATGTACAATTCCTGCGGAAATCCGCCGTTTTTCTTCTGTACATTTAGCCGCTTGATAATATTCGCTAAAAGAGTTAATATGTACGCAACGGAAGGGCAAAGCCCACCGAAAACAGCGAAAAGCGGAGGAAAAAACAATGATCAGCTACGGATTGGCAAAGGCAAGAGCAATGGCAGGAAGAGACGACTGGAACGAGCGCGAGGCGATCAGAAACACCACGATCCTTTGGTACGACACCGAGGACGAAGGCTACGAACTGGAAATCGAGAACGAGGACGACCTCGACGCAGAGGACTTCAGAGCCTGGGTTGAGGAGAACGCAGACAGCCTTGCGCAGGAGGACGCCGCAGCAAACGGCACGACCTTCGAGGGCATCGAGGAGATCAAGTACAAAACCGAATGGATCGACGACGACGCACTTTTCGATGCGGACTACGAAGCCGCCTGCGAAAGCGAATGGGAATGGATGACCGGCAGATAAGCCGGTCGCCCCACCGGGGCGGCACAGCGCCGCCCTGTAGCGGGGATGCAGGAAGGAACGCATACGAATGCCCCGGCACTTCAAGCCCCACACGGTGCAAACCGGCGCGATTGTGAGCAAGGCATAATATGTACAATTCCTGTGAAAATACGCCTTTTCTGATCTGTTGTTTTACCATCTTGATATATCGAGCGAAAAGAGTTACTATGTGTACAACGGAACGGGAAACCGCACCGAATACACAAAACGGAGGAAACCACCATGAACTTTTTTGAAACTGAGCTAAAGAAGATGACCGCAAAGGTCAGCGCCATGAAGAACCCCAAGCTGGTCGGAAGCGCTTGCATCGCCCGCCTGACCGACACGACCACAGTAAAGGTCGAGTTCGCAAGATGCATCGAGGCAGACCGCCGCTACGGCATCCTGATCACGATGCTGAACCGCACCGAGGGGAAGATCGACAGCCTGACAGTTCAGTTCGCAGACCTTTGGGGCAAGCACGAGGGGCTTTACGTCTGGACGGCTTACAACGATCCCAAGTGGTACGGCTACCACCCCACCGCAGCGGACTACACCAAGATCACAAAGGCGATCAGCGACTACCTTGAAAACTTCGCCGACTGAAAACCGAGCCGCCCTTCTCCGGAGGGGCGGCATCCCCGAAAGGAGCGCATACATGGATACCAAAACGGAAAAGGCACTGGAGCAGATCGCAATGGAAGAGAGCCTCATGCTTGCGGAGCGCGGCGGGCTGGACTTCCGGGGCATCGACAACGACCTCGCTGAGGTCAGCATTATGACGCTCCGCATGATGCTGGCAAGAGCCTACGAGCTGGGCAGGAAAAGCAAGCCATGATTCGCGCCACGTTCGCCCGTGTGGGGGCTTACGGCATTCCTGCGGATCACTTGACCATGCGGATAACCGCCCCACACAGCGCGTTCTTGTGCTTTTTACGGCAAGACATAATATGTACAACCTTCGGCGAAAAATCGCCCTGCACATTCTGGCAGTTTAGCCGCTTGCTATTCTTGAGAGATCATGGTAATATGTGACACAACGGAAGGCACAAAGCCGACCGAATACAAAAAAACGGAGGACATTTACATGGAAGAAAACAAAAACATGCAGCCTGCCGCCGAGGGCGAGAATCTGGAGCTGACCGATGCACAGGCAGACCGAAACGATGAGATCTATGAGGCAGCCTTTGAATTCTGCAAGGTGCTGACAGAGAACCCTGACCTCGAATGGGATATGGCATTTCTCGGTGAGATCGCCGACCTTGCGGCAAGTATCATGACCGAACAGGGACACAAGGTGCGCTTCCCCAGCATCGTTACCGAAGATGACGGCACGCAGTACATCGAGGAAAACTACGGCGGCTGACCGGCAAAACGGAGCAGTCCTTCTGCGAAGGGGCTGTTCCGCGCCGCGTTCGCATGTGTTGCGGCTTTCAATGCTCCTGCGGATAACTTGACCTTGCAGAAAAACGCCCCACACGGTGCAACTGTGCGCCTCCTGCGGCAAGGAATAATATGTACAACAAATTCCGAAAAATCGCCCTGCACATTCTGGTAGTTTAGCCGCTTGATATTGTTCGCAGATCATGGTAATATGGGTACAACGGAAGGGCAGAAAGCCCACCGAAAACTACGAAAGAACGAGGTAAACACCATGTGGACACACGGCACGATCAACTACAACGGGAGCGCATACCGCTACAGCGTGAAGCACTTCGAGGAACCCAGCGAGTTCGGCTACAAAGAGGGCAGAGCCTCGAAGATCTGGATTGAGCGCAACGGCGAGACGGTCTTCAATTACGACCGCGGGATGGATGTCAAGGCGGCGGATAAGGACACCAAGGCAGTTCTTCAGATGCTCTTTGACAAGTTCAACTGAACAAAACGGACGGCGGGCGGCACCGACAAGCCGCCCCATCGCCCCACGGCAAGGAGGTGAAGCGGATGGGAGCGATCAGTGAGTTATACCGAGGCAGAATCAGCGCACCGACAGACATCAAGGTCAGGGCGGATCAGTACGACGCGCTGAATGCTCGTGCAGATGCACTGCACAGTCAGATTTCAGATGGATTGGCGGCGGACAAGGCGGAAAAATTAGAGGAACTGATTGACATTCATCGTCAGATGGAATCGATCACCTCGGAGGGCAGCTACACGAGGGGCTTTCGTGTCGGCGCAAGACTGATGCTGGATATGCTGAACGGATAATTTCATGGTGGATATATACATAGAAAAGGCTTGCATGACGCAGGCCTTTTTCTTATGCTCAATTTTACGAGGAAGGAGTGATGCGGATGGCTCAGAGAGGCAGAAAACCAAAACCCACAGCGATCAAGGAACTGGAAGGCAATCCGGGCAAGCGTCCGCTGAATGAGGCAGAGCCGAAGCCTGTGAAAAAAGCACCGCCCTGTCCGAAATGGCTGGAACCCGAAGCGAAAAAGGAATGGCGCAGGCTATCCAAGCAACTGGAGCAGATCGGCGTTCTGACAGAGGTCGATCAGGCGGCATTCGCATCCTATTGTCAGGCATACGCCCGCTGGAAGGAAGCCGAGGAATTCATGACGCAGCACGGCACGATCGTCAAGACCAAAAGCGGCTACTGGCAGCAGGTCCCACAGGTCAGCATCGCACAGACCTATCTGAAAATCATGAACAAGATCGCAGAGCAGTTCGGACTGACTCCGGCGGCAAGAAGCCGTATCACTGCCGGTGCTGATATGAAGGACGCCGCCGTTGACGATATGGATGCACTTCTGGGAGGCGGCTGATGGCAAGAACAGCAAAAGCAAGAGAAAGACCTGCGAATTATCCGAAACTCACCGATTATCAGCCTACCCGTTTTATGCTGCCGAATTCCCATTACGATGCGGCAAAAGCGGACAGGGCTGTTCGTTTTATCGAAAACCTCTGCCACACCAAGGGTCGCTGGGCAGGCAAACCGTTCTGGCTCTTGCCTTGGCAGGAGCAGATCATCCGGGATATTTTCGGTGTGGTCAAGGAAGACAACACCCGGCAGTTCCGTACTGCCTATGTTGAGATCCCGAAGAAAAACGGAAAGTCTGAGCTTGCGGCGGCTATCGCACTGTATCTCTTGTACGCCGATAACGAGCCATCAGCTGAGGTCTACGGTGCTGCTGCCGACCGACAGCAGGCATCCATCGTATTCGATGTTGCCAAGCGCATGGTCGAAATGACACCTGCGCTGCTGAAACGCTCCAAGGTCATGGCGGCTACAAAGCGACTTGTAAACTACAGCAATGTGGGATTCTATCAGGTGTTATCCGCAGAAGTCGGTACCAAGCACGGACTTAATGTATCCGGTCTGGTGCTGGATGAGCTGCACGCACAGCCGAACCGCAGCCTTGTGGATGTTCTCACAAAGGGCTCCGGCGACGCACGAACACAGCCGCTGTACTTCCTTATTACCACCGCCGGCACTGACCGCAACAGCATCTGCTACGAATACCACACCAAAGCAAAAGATATTCTGGACGGCAGACGCATCGACCCTTCCTTCTATCCTGTTATATATGGCTTGAACGATGATGACGACTGGAACGCCGAGGAATCATGGTACAAAGCAAATCCGTCTCTCGGGCATACGATCACCATTGACCGTGTCCGTGATGCGCACCGTGAGGCGCTGACAAATCCTGCTGAAGAAAATGTATTCCGTCAGCTTAGACTCGACCAGTGGGTCGGCAGTGCGGTCGCATGGATCCCGGAGCATATCTACGACAGAGGAAATCTACCAATCGACCTTGAAAAGCTACGAGGCAGAGAGTGCTATGCCGGACTTGACCTGTCGAGTACGAGCGACATTACGGCATTCGTACTGGTATTTCCGC